TGTTACTTCCAGCAATAGCCGATATTTCTGCACCTGTGATTTTCTTTGATACATAACCACCTGCACCATCAGATTCTGCAATAACAAATAAATCTGTATTTGCTAAATTAGCACTCTTTGCCGTTAGGTCGCTTATCTTTATTTCTGCCATTTTCTATCTTGTTAAAATACTTTTCTAACTTCCTTATATTCTCTGCCTTAACTCTATATTTCTTCATAATACCCAACCTGTTACATCTGTGTCTTGATTAGGGTACATATCTGGAGATTGATTATTGTAATACTCTGGAAATAAATTGCTATTGTTAATTACATAATCAATAAATCTCTCTTTATAATGCATAGCCGTTTGACGTTGTTTCTCCATTAAGAAGTCGACCTCTTCCTTGCTTACTGATTCACTATTTTCTGCTCCGTGTTTATATACGCCCTTGTTAGCGATTGTATAAGCTGCGTGAGGGTAATACTCCACCATTGCGAAATGAATTAAGCACGGCTTAATATAATCGGTTAGAAGCGTTAAATATGGGTCTGTTAATGTATCAGCAATTATATCTGCTTGTATCTTTTCAAGCAACCTTGTGCCTGTCATTTGTTGGATATGGATATCCTGCGATATTGAAATGTACTGAATAAACTTATCAGTATCTACCCCTCCATTTACAGAAGTAAATCGAACTACGTCATCTCGTGTTATTAATAATGCCTTTGCCATAGTTTATCCTTTATAGTTTGGGTGGTGTCCGTTGTCTGGCATATCCTTTGGTGCTATCTTTGAATCCTTGTTTCCTGCTGGACTTGGTTTGTAGCTCTGTGGAATATTTGGTACTTCTTTTGAACTACTCAATGCCTTATCCTCATAGTATGTTCCATCTTTCTTTTTCTTCAATCGATATAGTTGCTCACTCCAAAAATGTCCACAATTAACTCCTCCTTTGAATCGGAACAGACTATAATTCTGTCCTTTATGACCGAATGAATTATTTACTCCTTGAAATGAAGCCATATCAATATCTTCCTTTCTGTATACTACTCCACTATTAGTCCTCTGCATCATTTTGACGCAAAAGTCTCTGCTATTGCCAGAGTTGTACTTCTGTGCGTATCTGTATCTTACTTTGTAGATTGACTTATCTAAATAGCTTTGTCTACTTGGAAAGCTTTTTATAACATCTGCAAACTTCTGTAAGGTGCTTTTATTCTTTTTTTCATTCTGTTCTATCCAAGAATGTAAATCCGTGTTTTGGTCATTGTACTCACGTTCATCTATCAACTCCCAAACATCACTCATCTCCTCGCCCTCTAAATTTTCAAGTATTTCATTACCCTCTGAATCGCTAAAATCTTTGTTTAATTCTAAACCTGTCTCCTCTTCCTTTTGCTCCTCATCTTCTATGCCCTCTAAATCGGTAAACTCTAAAGGTTTTAATGTTTTAAAATACAAGTTTAAAGTAATGTCATTATATGCAAGTAATTCGTCAAATGCATCTGTTAGCATTTCTCTATATGGTCTAATAACCATATTTTCGAAAAGAATAAATGAATCTCTCAACTCATCGGCATTACTTGAAAAGCCATTCTGTGACGCTATCCCAAATAAAAGAGGCGATGTTATTTGATGCCCTAACATTATCTTTCTCAAACAAGTTTCTGTAAGTGTATTGTAGAGGTCTGGAGCATCATTTACGGGCATAGAATCTACCGTTGTCTTGCTATCTTGGTTGTTATTAAAAGAAATTATAACTTTCTCTCCCGATGTTCCTGTTAATTGATTTAAAACCTTTGATTTAATTAGTTGCTGCTGCTCCTCACTTGGCGAGCCATTGTTGAAATTGATTACTGCCCGAGAACTGAATCCATTGTTTACCTCATTTATAAGGTATTCGCTTATTGATTCCTCGAGTGTGCAGTAAGGTGTCGCTCCAATATAATCTGGCAAAGCATAGTACTTTAAACCGACAGAATATGGCTTGACAAAATATATCTCAATGTCATCATTTGAGCATCCAAAAGCACTAATTCTTTTAGGTTGGTATCTTTTGATATCAGACCAGTCATCAGAATAGTAGTAAGCTTCGATTTTTCCCTCTTCATTACATTTCTCACTTCTTAAAAGTTGTACAGGTATGTGATGAATCTCTGCTATTCGCTTTCTATCCTTTGTATATATCACTTGCATAGCACATTGACCTAACATCTTTAAGTCAGTACATAAATGCCTTACACATTTCTTGCTAAATAGCGACATCATAGAGGCGTACTCTGACGGCTTTTTATTTGCGTTGGTAGCACTTAACCCCTTTCCGTAAATTAAACGGCTTACGTTGTTTATAATCGCGTTATTCGTGGTGCTATTCGTGTAACAATCTATCAAAAAAGAATAGTAATCATTTGAACTACCAAATTCTACCCAATCTTCTCGCTTCGCTTCCTTAATAACTGGTGGCTCATAAGCTGCCAATTCTAATATATGTATGTCTTTACTCATAAATTATAAATTCATTGTTTGATGCCCTACTTGTGAACTCTCCATTGTTTACAGAATAAGTTGACACAGGTTGATTAGTACAAAAGATTCTATCCAAGTGTACTACATCAGTTCCGTTTTTAATTACAAGGTTATAAAAATGATTCTGCTTAACATCAAAGATAGCAGAAATTGTGTCATAGTAGTCTCCATTCGTGTTTGCGTCAATAGTTACTGCCACCTCTGTATTCGTTTGGTCATCAGTAATAAACATACTATCATACGTTTGGCTTCTTGGTATAAAGCTAAATGTTTGTTCTGTCGCTATCTCTTGTAATATAATCATCTACTATAATAACTAAAATAGTGTTTTTTTGTTGCCCTTTTGAAATTTAGAGCATGAAAAAAGGCACTCGTTAAAGTGCCTCTTCGTTTGTGTTATGAAAGGTATAAGAAAGATTCTTAGTTAGATACTATATTAGCATCGTCAGTACCATTATTAAAGACTGCATCCAGACCTGTCGTTGGGTCTTCTTCTTTGTTGCAATCAATAAATAGTGGTGGTAGCTCCTCTTCAGCCGTGAACGTGAGTTGGTAGCCATTGAAGTCTCCAAGCGCAGCACCAGTCCCAATAGTACCAGCACTTACGTCGCATCCTTGAGCAAATCCGAGTAAGAAAAATTGGTCAGTCATAGACCTTGCAATAATTCTTGGACGTCCATAAGAAAGTAGCTTTACTTGTTTGTGTGTTACTACATCTTGACGCTTTAAATTAACAACTAATTCTTGAGTAAAGAACGTAGTACCGTTATCTCTCGAAGCGTTAATAGTTGTATTCAAGGCATTAGCCGTTGATTTTAATTCGTATTTGTAAATGTTTAATGGAGAAGCCGTGTCTACAGGTATCCATGTGTCTAGTTGGTCTTCTTGGTCAGTTGTTGTGTCAAAGACTGCACTATCTTCGTTCAATTCGTCGAAGTTGATTATATAGATTGCCTTTAATCCAGAAACTGAATCCTTGCACTCCTCAATCCGTCCATGTGTAATATCGCATGCCATGTTTTGAAAGTTTTTTATTGTTTATAAAAGAGAGGGTTTTAACACCCTCTCGTTAATTAGTCTTTTTAGTTTACTGCGTTTGTGATTCCGTATGTTACGATATCATCTACGATTGCATACTGCGCTCCTGCACTCATTCTCATAATTACTCTGCAGTTGTTGCTTCCGTCAAGGTCTGACATGTCAAGAAGCTTAACTTCCTGTAAATCAGATTGTAACGAGCATCCAAAGAACAAGTTAGACTTGTTAGTTGCGATTGCAGTTCCATTTGCCAATCCATTTGCAACAAAGATTTTAACTCCGTCAAAAGCTAAATCCTGTCCCATTCCGTACCAAAGTGTTCCTTTGTTGTCTACACCATTTGCACCTGCATTGTTAGCGATAGAGCCAAATCCACCCAAAGCACGAACATAAGCACGAGCCATATCTTGTGAAAGATAGATAAATAAATCCTCGCTTCCGTAAACGCTTGATGGTAAAGCGTCTACAATTTTTCCAAGCTCATCAATGATAGTTAAGGCAGATGCTGCAACTCCTGCAACTTCTTGTGCTGCTGGTAATCCTGCATCTAAAGCTACTTGAGTAACTATTCCATCATACTCTCCAGATACGGTTGCGTCTCCTCTCCAGAAGTTTACTTCATTTCTTGCAGCTACTTTTTCTGCTACATATCCAATCATGTAATCTTCAAAAGATTTAGGTAATACATCAAAAGATGAATAACCTTGCTCAACTCCTTGCCATGTGTTGTGAAAGTCCAACTTACACAATTCAAGGTTTACTTGTAGGTCTTTAACCTCAAGTACTCGCTCTGTCAATGTGATAGCATCGTCAGTTCTTGTAAAGTCGCAAGATGCGTCAGAAAGAACGTCAGTTAATGCCATCTTCTGCATTACTTGTTTAAATTTAATGTTAGGTAAAATCTCTACTCCACCTTTTTCGATTGTTGGTGCGCTTAATAAAGCTGCAGCCACGTACTTACCAGCGAACTCGCCTGCGTAAGTCGTTGTAATTGAGGTAATTGAACCACTTGTTGCCATAATATAATTATTTATTTATTTAATTTTTCAAAGATTGAATCCATTGTAGACTTTCTTCTTTTAGAGCTAAACTTAAATACCTCTTTTTCTTCTACGTTTTCTGGATTGTGTGTTATTGGTTTAGTTGCTGCTTCATTTTCTTCCGTTTTTACGTCAGATAATTCTACAACCTCTTCTTTATTCTCTACCTTTTCAGTAGTTTCTTCAGTTTTGTTTTTAGATAACAATTCAACTTCTGCTTTTAACTCTTCGTTTTCTTTTTTCAAAGCTTCGATTTCTGTAAAGAATGTTTCTTTAACGATTGATTCAACCGTCTTTTTAACTGGCTTCTTTTCTTCTGTTGCCATTTCTTCCTCTTTCTCCTCATATCCTGCTTCTTCTTCTTTTACTTCTTTTTCTTCTTCTTTTTTCTCCTCTTCTGCTTCTTCCTCTGCTTTGACTTCTGCAATGATGCCCTCTTCTTTTACGATAAGTAAAGTTCCATCTTCAATTTTATACTCTCCAACAGGTAAAGCAATTTTTTGCTCGTCTTCTGTTACAATAAAAATTTCTGCTTCTGCTTCAAAAGAATCTGCTTCAACTATTGTTACTCCGTCCTCAAGTTTTCTTTGCTCAAGTTCTATTTGCATTCCAAGTAATTCTCTTACTTTGTTCAAAACTGTGTTTGTGTTCATTGTGATATAATTTAAGTTATCTACTATAATAACTAAATAATTAAGTATCTGTTTCCTTTTTGCCTTGTATTGCTTATCAGTTGGCGTTTTGACAATCGGTACAATCAGAGTATAATGTAACAGAATTAACGTGTAAGCCACTTGTATTAATAGCTTCTATGATAGTATAACACCCATCATAATTGCTATTGTGAAACCTTAAATAATAGACTGCACCGATATTTAAAGTTCCCTCGTGTATATGTATGTTTCTTTCTACACTTGAACTGCAATGTTGTATCTTATATTTAGATGCTCCCACCTCTATTTGTTCGCCTGTAATATTGCCTATGCCTTGCGCCCATAGACCACCATCACAACAATCTTGTGAATATGTTTGACCATCTTTGCATAAACAAGCACGTTTACCTCCTAATCTTCCTGTTCTACTTTTTTTCAATTTGCTTAAGTTTAGATTCTGCCCAACGCTTACCAGCTTTGCCACCCCAAAGTAAGTAACTGATATATCCACAATCTTGTTGGTCTCCTTTCTCGTAATATACTTCTGCTCTACTTAAATAAGAATACATTCTTTTTATAGTTTCAACAGACACGGCTTCTTTGTTTGCTAATTGTTGCGCTCTGACCTTACCGACTTGTGTTGCACATTTGTTGTTTACTTTCTTATTTAGCTCTATGCCTCTTTTAGCGTTGTTGCTTACTGCTTGAGGATAGTCTGCATAACTTTCTGCTTTGATGTCTAAAAGGTCTTTTAAAGCTTCTATAATTTCTTCTTTAGCATCATTACGTTTACCCATCTCATATCGGTCTGCGAAGTAACCCTCAATACTGAAGCCCTTAACCTCGCCAGATTTTGCTTTGGCATATAGTTCTTCGTCATCAATTTTAGCAGATACCATCCAAGTGCCTACAGGTACATCCATACCATATAACGCAGTCTTGTCCTTGTCCGTGTTTTCGACAATCCAACTCTCTACTATAGTCACTCCGTTAATCTTGTCTTTATGCTCAAAGGTTGCGTTTTGATGGTTAGACTTTTTAAAGAATAATTCTGATGCTTTGCGTACCGTATCTTGTGAGAAATAAATATAGTACTCCTCATTCTTTTCATTGCGTCTATAGATGCTTTTGTCTGGAATGAGCGCAGCACCCATAAGTATACGCTTTTCAGAATCTATTTCTTTAAGTTGTAATTCGTGTTTATTTAGTGCAACGAAGTTACTTTCAATGGCTGGTTGCTCTACCAAACTAATCGCTTCTATTCCAGAAGTTTCGTCTGATTCGTCTATAATTAGCTCTATTATCTTCATACTATAATAACTAAAAAATGGTTAAAGTGTTGCGTTTTGAACTCTGTTCCTATCTAATGCTTGGCTTGTAGTTACCTCTCCACTCACTACAAAAGCTTGGACAGGGGTCTGTTGTAATTGTGCGATTTGATTTATGCCACTATCTCCGACCACGTTAAAGCTTGGTGCAACTGCTTCGCCACCACCAGCACCACCTATATCAGTCGGACTTTCTACATCTCCACCTCCTGTAAATTGTTGTGAAGCAATACTTGCTATTTGAGCAGCACCAGCAACACCAATACCAACCGCATTAGCTATTCTTAAACTTTGTGTAGGTGTAAAGTCAGTAGTTTCTGCGAATACCTTTGTAATCGCTTGTGCCGTGTTTATAGTTGCTTGTGCTATACCTACTGCCTTTTGAACTTGAAACGCTCTCTTCTGTTGCTTCTCATTTCCTTTGGCAAATAATGCAGCGATATCATTAATAGCACTTAATCCACCCTGTACAACGTTTATTTTATAATCTTGTAATGCTTTGGCATCTGCCTTTGCTTTGTCATCCCTAACCTTTTGGTCTGCTACTGCCTTGTCATCTATTGCTTTTTTTGCTTCATACGCTTCGTTTGCATATTGCAATTTAATTTCATTTTCTGCATTTAATCTGGCTATCTCTATTTCATTTAACGCTTCTGCATTACCTTGTGCTTGTGCTTCTAAAACATCGTACTTCTCTGCAACTTTTAAGAGTTGGTTTTCTTCATCAGTTCTTAAAGCATCTTCATTTTGTCTTTTGATTTTATCAAACTCCTCTTGTAGTTTTAGTTGCTCATCAATTTCTTTTTGGTCATATTTCTCTCGGATTTTCTCTTCCGATTGTTCCTGTTGTTCGGTGTATAAATCGTTAAGTTCCTTTCTTTCTTTTGCAGTTAGCTTCGTGTTTTTCTTTGTGTCCTCTTGAAGTCTTCTAAACTTGTCTCGGTTTATTTCCAAGTCTTTTTCTATGCCATCCTCCATTAAAGAGTTCTGAAGGTCTTCTATTTTTCTGGCAGTATCTAGTCTGAATTTAGCGTAAGCCTTCCACTTATCTCTTTTAGCTTTTAGTTTGTCATCAGTAGCCTTAACCTCTCCCGCATCAAATATTTCCAAATCTTTTTGTAAACTTTCAACATCGCCTTTAGTTGTTTTTATCCATTTTTTTGTTTCTTTTTCCCTAAATGCATTTAGTCTTTCAGTTGATGCTTCTAATTTTCGTTCTACATCAAAAGTATGTGAATAAATATTCTCATTAGCATCTCTTAATATTTTTTGTTCTTCATTAGATAAATCATGCTGATGTATTATGCCCTCTTCCCTTATTTTTTGTAATACTTCTAATGCCTTTTTTTCTTCATTTATTCTTTCTTGAATACTATCAATAGTATATCTAGCTTCTTCTTCAAATTTTTCTTTATCTTCTTTTGCGTTTTTTTCTGCTTCAGCTATAGCATCTGTTATTAATTTTCGTTCTGCTTTTGCCGTTTCTTCGCCTTTGGCTTTAGCTAAGTCAATTTCTTTTCTTGCTAATTTTTGCTTTAAATCAAACTCTTTATTTAACCTATCTTTTTTAGCATTCCATCTATCCTCATCTGCTTTTGCTTCTGCCTCTCTAAACTCTGCCTGTTTCTTTTCTGCTTCTAAATTTCTTTTTGAGGATAAACCTATTAACTCTAAACCTTTTTGTACTGCTTTTATAGTTAAAATTAAAGGTGCGAAAGCAACCAGTAACACCTTCACCATAGCACTGCTATTTTTTAAGCCTTTAGACCCTCCGCTTATAGCTTTATTCAGTTTACTCCAATTAGCAACGAGCAAACCAATACCTACTATAATTGCACCTATTCCTGTACTTATAAGAGCTAACCTAAATAGCTTTACACTTTTAGTTGCTACACCTTGAGCCGTTGCGTATGCGTATGTAGATGAGGTTAAAACTTTAGTTCTAATAGATTTAAGCAAAAGCATAGCAGAACTTTCTTTCTCTAATGCCGTTGCTATTTGATTGATAGAGTTCATTAATGTTTGGGCAGCCATTAACTTAACCATTGTCTCTCTTAACTTCTCACTTTCTACTCCTGTTAAAGCCATAGCAGATTGAATACCACCAAAGGCAGCGACACCTGTTCCCACTAATTGTAAAGCACCTTGTAGATTCTTTTGGTCATCTGCAAGTCTTTTGGTTTCGTTCTGAATATCAATATATCTATCTCTTAATTCAGATGCTTTCTGTAATGCTTCCTTGCCTACTGGTGTTTCTCTTCCTGCACTTAATGCTATAGATTGATAAGCCTGTATTTGCTTATTCATATCTCTTACATTGAGAGGAGTTTCTTTAACTATTTTGTTAATATCAGATAACTGCTTCTCGTAAGAATCCCCACTTTTTAGAACGGCATCATATTGCTTTTTGGTGCTTCCAATAGCTTTATTATAGTCTTTAGTATCTTTAGTAGCTTCCTTTGTGTTACTATTGATTTTTATGTTTATAGTCTTATTTTCTGCCATTGGTTTTTGCTTTTAATTTCTTTAACATTTGTTCACGTTTCTTCTGCTTGTAAATCGCCTTAACCCCTGTTTCATAACTATACAATCCTTTCGCTATTTGTACGTTTTCTGATGCTTCAAAGAAGTCATCTATTGCCAATAAGTCTACAATGTTCTTTATCATTATGGTTGTTGTTGGATAAATATTTGGTTACTTGTTTGTGTTCCGTTACTGAATGTATAAGTAACAACTAAAGTGTATAGTTCAATAGTGCCACCCTCTGTTCTTACTCTGTCAAGGTCTTCCGTGTTTATGTAGTCCAAATCGTCTTCCGTTTTTAGTACCGTTGTAGTATTTGGATTGTCTGGAATACATACTTCAACCGTACCCTCACTTGTTAAAGTGCTTGGTGTTATTGTTACGCTTGGATTACTGCAAGTTACATCTGCTTGAACTACTCCGTTAGGAAATAATATCCTAACATCTAAACATTGTGCTGCATCACTTGGAATTAACGGTTCTGATGGAACGTTTCCAACAGATATAACAGGTCTAAAATCATTTATTAAAACAAAATCTACATCGCCAGTATTTAGATTAGATTTCATTGATTCTATAATGTATCTTTTATCCAAAATTACTAATCTGTCATTCAAACGTAATTCAGTAAGTAAGCTTACAGGCAGATTCGTTTTTATGGTTGTTCTTCTATTCTTTAGATTAAACAGATTAAGTAAATATCCAGCATAGTACGTTCTAAACAATGTATTCTGTTCTGCAATGTTTGTAAGACTGCTTATATCTGCATTAAAGTTTAGTGTATAGTTTTCACTTAATACACTTACGTCTTGTCCGAAAGGAACATACTCTGTTAAAGTGCTTGTACTTGTTTCGTCTGTAAATCTATAATCTTGTGATAATTCATCATACTCATAAATTATCATAGGTTTAGGAACGTATTTATTTCCATCTTGATTTATTGTTTCGCCTATTTGTAGATTCGTGCCTTGAAACTTTTGCATTAACATATTTTCAAATGGCAATTCTACTTTAAAAGCTCCACCATCATAATCAAAAGTATTTTTCGTGTTTCCATAGCCACGACCAGTAAGATTTTTAAATATTGTATTTGTAGCACTTTCTGATTCTTGATAGTTAAATTCAATGGTCTTGTATAGTTTGATTCTATCAATGTTTATGCTTTTTATATCCGTGTATTTCGTAATATCTACAACTGCACCTTTACTATACCAATCGTCCAACGGCTCAACTTGGAAAACATTTTCTGCCGTTCCGTAGCACGTTAAATTAAACATCTTTAAAACACCTTTAAAGAAATCGCTTACGGTCATATCTGGAACATAATTAACAACACTAAATTCATTATTTACACTTACTGCTCCTGTTCCATAATATCTATTTATAGCCGTATCAATTCCACTACCTGTATCAATATATGTAAATTGCTGATAAGTAATTTTAAAAGTAACTGATAAAGCATTTTCAGCTCTAAATCTAAATTGATAATTATTATTAGGTGTGTTAATACTAATTTGTTCAGTAATTTGCGTTGTTCCAGGCGTTTGTGCAGTTATTGTTTGCACTACTTGGTTGTTTAATATTACATCAATATAAAATATTGTTTGTGGTGTTGCTGGATTTACTGAAGTAATTTCTAAAAAAACACTATTTGTAAATGCAGTTTGAAGTCCTGGTGTTGCTCCTGGAAATGCTTCTGCAAATGATATTTCTCCAAAGCTTAATGTATCTGTGCTTAAATCAAAATAATCTAAATATGTTTTTGTTGTATTGTAGTTTATAATGTCCGTACTTCCACTTGTGATATCCATTAATTTAGATTCAGTTACAAAAGTGAAATCTTCTGAATTTTTACAATACAAATACGCATTACTAAATCTTTTGTCTGCAAAAAAAGTTCCACTAAATGTTACATTATACCTCGTTTGTATAACATTGATTAAGGCAAGTAATTTGATTGCAGGAAATAACTCATTGTATTGTACGCTGCCAGTTCCTGTTGGACTTATATCCGTACTCCCACCAGTTCCGTATGTTATATCTCTATTAAAGATTAAAGGAAATCTAACTGCATAAGTAAAACTTCCATCCGTTATTCTGTTTTGAACTGCTGCGCCATCATACGCAAAATTATAAAAATCAAGTTCAGACATATCAGATAATTTATCGTCTTGAAATTTATCTTTAAGTGCCAGGATATCGCCATAGAAAGTAATCTGATAACTATACGGCTGATTATCTTTTACTTCTGATTTTTCTAAACTTATTTTTCCACGTCTAAATGTTGTTAAGTCTATTTCTATGTATGCATCTCTTCTTATGTTGTGGTCAAAGATTGTATTGATATCTTGTAAATCTCCAATATCACTATTATAGAAATGCTTAAATATAGCATCGTTTTTAATTGAACTCGGAACACTAAAGCTTTGTGAATAGTCAGTAAATACTTTGCTAATATCGCTTATATCTTGTTGCTTACTTGTGACGCTTATTATTTCGTCTTTGAATAAATCAAGTCTTTGCCCCTCTATGTATACTTGTACAGTTCGCATTATACTACATTGTTAATTAAATCGTATGCAAATTCAAACTCCATCTCATAGTTAATCATTCCATCGTTTATTCCTACTTGTTTTTGAAGTGATTTAGTTTTGGCTTTTACAGGAGTGTAGTTCGTGTTTACCTCGTAATCTAATAGAAGCACTTTTTCACTCAATAGCATCTGTTGAATGTAATCGCCATAGTTATCATTTACCCATCCTGTGTTTAGCTTAATAGTTTCTTTTGCGTTTATGTTAAACTCCTTGAATTGTCCATCCCCAGATAAGTTAGGATAGTAAGGTAATGTGCTTGGATTAAATTTGTATTCATTCGTCTTTACATTGATACTTCTTTTCTTAACTTTCTGAAAGAATATTCGCGACCAACTTCCGTAACGATTAATAAAGTCTACAACTACTGGCTGATATTTTGGTTCACATTGTGGCTTAAAATATGCAGTCCAACGTTCTGTTACGCCACCTAATAATATTTCTACTTTGTTACCGTTTGGTGCATAAGTTAAATATGCCCTTGCATAGCTTTTTACTCCATCAGTAGTAGCCGTTTCTGTAAACGTTGCACCTGTTACTAAATCAGTATACTTAACAACATCTCCGATACTTAACTCACAATCAAAACTGCCCCATAATCCATTACCTTGTGTTGTTGGTATTGTAGCATCGTAGTTGTAAAAATATGTACCCTCGTCTAAAAGTGCTATTGGTGTTGTTGAATTGTAGCCATCCATATAGTAGTTATAGCCATCTACAAAAGTTCCTGTTTCTGTTGTGTCTAATACATACGTCCCACCTATCAAGTTATAAGACTTTACTTCATAGTCTACTAAATAATCCGTGTTTGTGTCTATGCCATACGCTAAACCTGTTGCATTTTGCCACGTTGTAAAAGAATAATATTCACGAACATAAGGCGAAATATTATAAAAAGTTTTTGTGTTGTTAGAAGCTGGAATTAATTTTGATAGTGTGTAAGATGGATTTGCAGTACCTACATCAGCACCTAAAAATAATTCAATTTTACTTCCTGTTTGTGTAGCATCGTCTACTTCTATAATGTATGGACTTCTGGATAATTTCATTTTAGTTGTTTAAAGTTTTCGTCTGTGATTGTATTAAATAAGTTAACCATATCAAGTGCATACTTCTCTGTCACTTCTTTAGGTAGCTTCTTATAGTATTTTTCAAATGGTTTAGTGAAGAACATACTTGGCTTAATTCCCTTATTCCAGATGCTCCGTATTATTGTTCTTGCCGTTTGCTCATAGCTTAAGAACTTGCCCTCTTTATCTCTAAATTGGAACTTCTTCCTTTGCACCCATTGATTGATACCTTTTGTCAATCCACCACTTTCGCCACTACCTGTTCCAAATCTATAGCCACTTAAACTCTTGCCACTCTTTACACCCTTAACCCCTCTGTCTTGAAACCATCCGTACCCTTTCATTTGGAAAGTTATCTGTACACTATTAGGCGATTCTTTGACATAAGATTTTAAGCTATTTGCAAGTGTGCCTGTATCTCTTGGCAAACCTTGTTTAGCTTCCTTGATAACCCTATCTCTAAAGATATCCAATACCTTTTGTACTTCGCCTTTCTTCATTAGCAGATAGTCATATCATTAGGTATTAATATATCACAGGTCAGCGTCCATCCTGTTAGGTTGTTTTCCATACGTTCTGTGAATGGCTCACAGGTTGGTGTACCATCCACTTGAAAAGCATCTGAATACAAGTCGCCTCTTCTTAACAACTCATAGCACCTGTTAAGAACTGCTAACATAGTATTGAGTACATATAACTCATTATTGTTGCCATTGAACTTATCTGTGGTTTCGTCTTTTGATACGTTTACAATATCCATTGCCAAGATGCTTAAATTGTATCTAATCACGTTATTCTCAAAGGTTGCCGTGTTGACTATGATATGCACTAAAGGAAATATAGTCTGCTTATTTAGGTCAACGTCAAAGATGTCCCCTTGTGATACGGTGGATATTAATTCATCGCTCTCAAAGTGTGTTCTTAATTTGTCTATTATATCGAAGTAGTTCATAGTTTATCTTTTCATTTTTCTGTTAAGCTCTCTGGCTTCAATTTCGTTTTTCTCTTTCTCAAATGTGAGATAGGTAAGACATTGAGATAATTGGAGTTTTGTAACTGCATCAATCCTTGTGACATCTCCTTGAGCGCATTGATAGATGCTTGAGTACCATTTCCACTTTTTGCCAAATTGAACTCTTTCATTGAACTCATTGAGTTGGTCATTGTCTTCATCTCTTTCTGTAAATAGTTGAGCGTAGCGTTTAGTAATTCTTTCGCGATATCGTAAAAAAAAACACTTGCTGCTATGGCAATATCTAAAGGAGCGAACTTCATCAGTTCTTGCATATCTTCGTTTGGCTCGTAGTCTATTATAGAATACTTGTCTTTATACTGCTCTTTAATTGGTCTAAACATTACTGCCATCGCCTTGTGGTATGTTTTCCAATCCTGTAAGTTGTGTTCTATGTCAACATACTCTCCAAAGCTTATATGCTCCAGATTAGGAATAAATCCAAAGGTATGCTCCCCTAATTTAAAGTGACGTCTTAATTTTGGCTTCTGTTTAAATACCTCTGTAAAGTGTACTATCAATTCATTCAAGTCCTTTAACTGAATGTTCATAACTTCCTTTAGTTCTATGCCACAAAATATCTGTATCATTTTCTGTGCTATAAACTCCTCATCATTGCTTTTACCTTGCATATCAATAAAGGTCTGATATCGTGTTAACGGTATCTCGCTCAAATCTGTTGGTAATGTTATGTCTATCTTCATCTTCTTATATTAATAACTAAATATTCGTGTTTTTGTTATCCGTAGCTACTTAATTGAATAGCTTCCATAATTCTTATTTAACCCTAATGTATCCATCTCATGATAGCGTACTGCATCCAAGCCATGATTGAAATTATCAATGGGTTTGTTTAGTCGTTTTCCTGTCTTGTCTGTGTCCCAACAATATGACCTTAATTCTTTGATGAGGTTTGTACTGCTCTTTGTTACCAGATAATCTTGCCTTTGCATAACATCTATGCCATAATTGATTGAATCCTTGCCTTTAGTAGCACCCTTTATAAGTACTCCGTGTTTCTCTCTGCGTATTTCTTCTATGCTTTTAGGCTCTGCACTATCTGCTACAATTGGAACGCTTACAGGCAATATTCTTGCTATGTCAGAATTGAGTAGTTTCGTTTGGTATGCTATCTCGTTTAATATCCTTTGGTTATTATAGGTGTATATCTCAATAATTGCCGTTGGGTCTGCACTATATCCGAAGTCTAATCCTATGCCTATCAATCTCGCCTCTTCTGGTATTTTATCAATGATTGAATAGTTGGTATATACTGCTCCTTGTAATTGACCGATTTTGCCCTCTCCATAAACACGCCACCAATTGTCCCAATACGTGCTTGTCTTTGCTTTTAAGCGATTCTTTTCTATTTGTGCTACGATACCCTCATCAAGTCCTTGATTGTCCTTGTACGTTAAGATAATGAAGTCTGCATCTGATTCGTGTTTTAGTTCGGTGTGTACCCAAAACTCATTGGCTGGATTAAAATCTAAATAGACTTCTTTTCGTGTTCTGATTGCCATCTCATTGTAAGCATCAAAGGTTATATTGTTGCACTCATTAATGTACAGGATATCTCTTCTTGCTCCCCTTAACTTGCTTGAATCGTCTGCACTAAAGAACTCAATAAAGCTTCCATTAGCAAAGTCATAACGTAAATGGCTCTTGTTATATCTGTCATCAAAGTATCTATTAGTCCACTTCATAATCTTTAAGAAGTCCCTTAATGCTCCTCTTCTCAAATGTGGTATTGATTCGGCTACTACGCTAATCTCAAGGTTAGGTGTATCTGCTGCTTTGTGTATAAGGATAGGCAAGATGCCGAATGTCTTACCAGCACTCGTTCCACCTTGAATAATTTTGATTCGTTTTTTTAACGCTAATATCTTATCTATTGCCGTTGTTCTCTTTAACATCTGGAAATAAAGGTTGCTCTATATTGGTTTGTTCTATCTGTTGTACAGGTGCGCCGTAGGCACTATCTAATAACTTTTGGTATGCAGTAGCATCTCCTTTTCTTGCTTTCTTAATTAAAGCCAATGTCATTAAATCCTCTTGGC